TTTTTCTTATGCGAGGACAGATAAACCCAGCAAACCCAACACACTCAACTCAAAGTTATTAAAGATATTGATTTTAAAGAGATTTATTTGTGTTGGGTTTGTGTTGGGTTGCGGTTTTCTGTGTTGGGTACGGTTTTTCGGAGGAATGGGGCGATGATCAATGAAGTTGAGGTGTTGATGCAGCACTGGGGCGCCCAGCACTGCCAGGTAGGCGATGGTGGCGGATTGAGCAGCCCTATGGCCACGATTATGCAATACGGTGGATGCGCTCCCCGTGGTACTCCGGGGTCGCGGGATTTGATGATGTCAGCCGGTGGTGGAATGGACCACGCCAGTGCTGAGGTTGCTGCTGCTGTGGCGCAGCTCGAACGGCAATCGGAGAAGGGTGCTCAGTTAGCCCTATTGGCTCGGAATCGTTACCTGTCCCAGCCTCCGATGACCATACGTGAACAACTGCGGCTATTGCAGCTCGCTGAGGACGCCGATCGGACCTATAGGAATTGGGTGCATCGTCTGCATCAACAGGTCCTGTTGATCCTGACTGTTCGTAGCGCGACAACGCGAGGACGCGATCGCCGAAGTGGTTCCACCGAGACAAACTACACCCGAGCAGTGATGGGCAAGCGAGTGCGTCAGTGGTGAGTGCTTCTGCTGTTGAGTTAAATCATATTTGATAGTCAATGAAAATTTACATTCAACGAACTGAAATACCGACATGCTCTTGATTGTGCTACGAGGATACCCTAACTTGCGCGCTGCCCTGAACGAATGACTGATGAATGTGTGATGAGGGTCTACAGATGATTTGAACGTTTTGGCCTTTTTTGCGCGCTTCAGTCGCTTCGGGAGGTCATGTGTTTCAGCTAATAAGTTTGAGTTTTTATATCGGGCAATAATGACCAAGATAAGGATGATCAATGAGCGATTTAAAGTTATATAATTCGGCTGCTTTGCAAACAAAGCGAATATTGATGGTCTTGGGGGCGTTTTCCGGGCTCGTATCCTTTATATCGTTTTTCTCTGATCCGTTTAATGTGTATATCGAGAAAATTTATAACGTCGATTTGACGTCAACTATGATTCCGATAGCATCATTATTGATGATGGTCATTGCGTTTGCTTTTGTATACCTACAGTCAGGTAAAGGTGGCGGGGAGCAAAGTGCGAAAGATGAAATGATGGGGTTGATTATTGAAGAGTTAGAAACTCATAAAACTCGATCTGCCCAACAAATCCAAGAGCTTAAACAAAAGCTAGATTCATTTGAATCTGGTATAGCTTTAACAAGTGAAGAAAGAAGTTTTGTAATTCAAGGTATGATTCAAGGGGCAAGCCAAGAAGCGATAAAGACGATTTTTGAAAGTGAAGCGGAAACCTTGAAAGCGGGAATTGCCGCTAATTTAAGTATTGATCGCTTAACACTTGCTTCTAGGGACATTGTTCACAGATTACGTCGAGAAATTTCTGATCTTCGACTTCGCTCTAACATTAATTTACTGATTGGGATGGCTATCACCGCTGGAGGCCTATATTTGCTTTGGTCTACGGTCGCCATGGTCGATGCGTCTGTTCTTTTAAAGCAGTTAGCTTCTGAGGGACAAGATTCCAATGGTAAGTTTTTTAAGAATTTAGTTTTGCCTATAATTCCAAGAATATCTCTTGTGGTTTTTGTAGAAATTTTCGCTTATTTTTTCTTGCGTCTATATAAGGGCGGGTTGTCGGAAATAAAGTATTTTCAAAACGAACTAACAAATATCGAGTCTAAGCTTACGGCTGCCGAATTTTCCTATGTTACAAATAATCAAGAGGGTTTGAGGCTGGCTATAGAAGCACTCTCCAAAACAGAACGGAATTTTATTCTGGAGAAAGGCCAGACAACTGTTGAGCTTGAACGGGCGAAGTCGGAATCAGAGCTTACTAGAAATATAATTAAAACTATTCCAAGGCTTTTCTTGAAAAGCAATAAATAGATTGGGGGGCGTTGTGTGGAAGTTAACAGCATATGACAAAGTGTATGATTCTCAAAGAGAGCCTTCTCTGATGGATCTTTCCTTCACTGCTCCCCAAGATTTGATGGGATAACTTTGATTTCTTAAAGAAAGCCACCGTTCATCGGAAAGACATACCTCAAACCCGCTTCAAACTGCGGCAAAGTTGTCACGAGTGTGTTGGCCGATAATCTCCCCTTTTCGGTTTTTCCGGAGAGGCGTAAAAAGTCACCACGATATGAATTCTGCGCCTTGGCGCTTCCCCCGAGCACGTGCTGTGCACTTCGTCCTGGCCTACGCCGCGACACTGAAAACCCTGTCTTCCGGCAGGGTTTTTTTTTGTGTTCGGCGTGCTCATTCACTTGAGGCACAACATGACAAATGAACAGCAAGCGTTGGCAGAAATGCCGATCTGGTTAGTGATCGTCCTAGCTCTGGTCGGTGGCGTGTCGGGTGAGATGTGGCGAGCCGATAAGGATGGCGCGCGGGGCTGGGCATTGTGTATGCGATCCATAAACCCCACCTACCGTATGGCCGTGGTATAAAATCAGGTATCCGAGTCGGATACATGCCCCACTTGAGTTCTTACCCCAAACAACCGGTCGGCTATCTGCCGACCTCGCTCCAGCCCTTCAGCCGTCAACCAAATCGATTTGTTCTTGTTCACCGGATTACTGATGAAACCATGTTCATGCAATCGGTTCATGGTCTCGAAGTCGAACCCTTTCCAAGCATTGCCGTTATCAAAACTGAAGGTTGCCAACAGGGCAAGCACGGCTTCTTCAATCAGTTTATCGTCGTATTCCATGATCGTTGCTCCGCTCGTATTCTTTAAACTCACCGTAAACCCCACCAGCCATCAAGATGGATAGCGCGTTTAACTACGCGATACCGGCGAACAGTTCCAGGGTAGTAAAGCTTCGTAATCCTCAACCGAAGAAGCCGTCGGCAGGCGCTCAAGTGCGTGGCGCAGCCACGCATAGGGCTCTTGGCCGTTGGCTTTGGCGGTCTCAACCAAGCTGTAAAGTTGAGCGCTGGCCGTTGCACCTTTGGGCGTGTCGCTGAACAACCAGTTCTTTCTTCCGATCACGAAGGGCCTGATGGCTCTTTCGGCAGGGTTGTTGTCGATCGGCAAGTAGCCTTCCTCGACGTACCGCTCAAGTTTGTTCCAGTTGCTCGCCAAGTAGCTGATGGCTTTGCCCAAGGCGTTTTGAGCTGTCACCTGTAGCTGCGTCTTTTCCATCCAGCCTTTCAGCTGGGCCAACACCGGCAGACTGTGCTCGTGACGACCGGCTTTACGCTCGCCGTCGTTGTCGGCCTTTAGGTCGCGTTCTATGCCATAAAGCTTGTTGATCAGGTTCAGCGCGATGTCGGCACGGCCCGTCTTGCCTTTGGGTTGCACTTTTTGCGCTTCGAGGAATTTGCGCCGTGCATGCGCCCAGCAACCTAGACGTTCAACTCCGTCCTGCGCGCCCAGCGCGTTGTAACCGGCGTAATCATCTGTCATCACGTAGCCGCGATAGCCATTAAGCAGGCGCGTCGGCACCTCCTGCGCCCGGCTGGTGGAGTAGTCGAAAAGGATCACAGGTTTGTCGGGTGGGCCGCCGGTTTGCACCCACATCCAGGACTGACTGCTTGGCTCCCGATCAGGCTCTTTCAACACCTGCACGCGGGTTTCATCGCAGTGGATGATGCGGCTTTCCAGCAACTGGTCGCGCATTAAATTCAGCAGTGGCTGCAAGTGTTCGCCGCACTGGATAACCCAGCGGGCCAAGGTCTGACGCGGGATATCGATGCCATGGCGGCCCAGTACTTTTTCGAAACGATGAAGCGGTAAACCGTCCACGTATTTGGTGGTCAGCAGCATCGCCAGCACGCTTGGGCTGGCCATGCTTTTTTCAATCAACTGAGCGGGCTTGTCCGCAGTGACCGGTGCCGTTTCACAGGCACGGCAACTGTAGACCTTACGAACGTGTTTGATCACACGGATTTGCATCGGCACGATTTCAAGTTGCTCGCTGACCTCCTCGCCGATGGCGTGTTTGCGGCAGCCGCAGGCACAGGTCAGTTCATGCTCGGGCAGTTCGTGAATGACTTCGATGCGAGGGAGATCGGCCGGCAGCGGCTTGCGCTTGCCACGCCGTTGGGTCGGCGCAACAACTTCCTCTTCAGCGGCGTCATCGATGGGCTCTACGACGCTTTCCGCCTCATTGAACAGAGCCAACTGCGGCGTTGCCGGATCAGCCGTTTGCTCGGACTTGCGTCCAAACAGGCGCTGACGCAGCAGCGCGTTTTCTTCTTCGAGAAAACCGACTCTGGACTGCATCTTCGTAAGCATTTGCTTGAGCAATTCAGGATCATCGGGGAGGTTTTCGGGCATGGAAATCATGCCCTGGATTATACCGAATCAGGCCACGAATCGCGGTGTCAAAACCTGATGAGGGCGGTTGCGCCAGAGGTCAAAACCATCCAGTAGCCAGTTCAGTTCCTGGACGGTCAGGATGATTGCTTCATCGTTGGCATCGGGCGATGTTTTAAATCGCTCGGATTCGAGGCGCTTGAGCCAAAGACAGAAGCCGTTGCGTTCCCAATACAAAATCTTCACGCGGTTGCGTGGCTTGTTGAGGAAGACGAAAAGCACAGGGTCGAAGACCGCGACTTTGATATCCAGTTCGACCAGTGCGGCCAGGCCATCAATGGATTTTCGAAAGTCGACGGGCTTGGGGTAGAGATAGACTTTTTCGACTTTGGCGTCGGGTCGCATCATGGTGGGCTGGCTCCTGAGGGAATCGGGAACACAGCATCCGGGATCAGCTAAGCGCTTTGAATGTGGGGTTCATGGAGCGCTTACGGCATTGTTGCGGCGTTTGGCACTTCGGTCTGGCGCATGCATCGTCTGCGGCGTGTCGGCGATGATGCTGATGATTGCCATGGGCATGTCGATCTGGACGGCGGGTAGCTTGGGTTGCCTGACGGCGATGGCCGGTGCCGATGTTGCCATCGGCCTGTACGAACGTTGGGCCGCCAAGCGACTGGGCGTCTGCGAAGTGCCGCCTACGGGTGGCGAGTAGGGGGGGCACCGATTTGGTGCGCCGAAAATCGCCGGGGACCCTGGGGTTATTCGGTGGGTACGGGGTCGGAAACCCGCGAGAAAGTGTTAGTGGCTAATTTTTCCACGTTGGTTGACAGAGGTTGACGGTGGTTGACAACCCTTGGTTGACAGGAGGTTTACATGACCATTTTAAGTCGCACGGAGTACGCGACCAGTAAAGGGTGGTCCCGCCAATACGTTGGCAAATTGGCCCAGAGGGGGCGGCTGGTTCTAACCCTTGACGGTAAGGTCGATGTCGAAGCGAGTGAGCAATATCTCGCGATGACCAGTGACCCTTCTCGGATTAACTCACTCGGCAATATCCCGAAGGTCCTCAGCCCTCAGGAGCGAGAGCCTGAATTTCCTCAGTTGTCGCCAGGTGCAATTCCCACGGCTGCACCGGACTATCAAAAAGCACGAACTCGACTAGCAATCGCCCAGGCTGAAAAAGCTGAAGGTGAAGTGCGCATGACAAATGGTGAGTTGGTCGAGCGATCAGTCGTGGATGAGGCCGCGTTCTCATCCGGTCGCATGTTGCGCGATCTTTTACTTGCATTGCCCGCGAAGCTCGCGCCGGAGCTTTCCGCTATGGGGGATCCATGGGATGTCGAAAAGCACCTGATGCAGGAGATTCGTAGTGCC